ACACAAGAAGAAGTTAACCAAATGATTAAAGAGCGTGTTGCTCGTGAACAAAAGAAAGCGGAAGAAAAAGCAGAAGAAGCCGCGAAACTAGCTAAGATGAACAAAGATCAAAAAGCAGAATATGAACGCGAAAAAATGGAAAAAGAGCTGCAACAATTACGTGCAGAAAAAGCGACAAATGAAATGCGTTCAGAAGCTCGCGCTATGTTGAAAGAAAAGAATATCGATGCTAGTGATGAATTGTTAAATTTTGTTGTGAAAGAAGATGCAAACGGAACTAAAGAAAGTGTTGATGCATTTGTTGATTTATTAAATGGAATGGTAAAAATACAAGTCAAAGAAGCATTGCGTCAAGAATCGCCGAAAGCATTCACAACAAGCGGACTGACTAAAGAAGATATTTTAAACATAAAAGATGATAGCAAACGTCAAATAGCTATCGCTCAAAATAGACAATTATTTAATTAATAATCGGAGGTAATTATTTATGGCAGCAGAACCAAATTTAATTGATGTAAAGGCATTAGGCGAAGCGAAGTCGATTGATTTTGCAAACAGAATGGGTATTGGATTAAACAAATTATTCGAAGCATTATCTATTACAAACAAAATTCCTATGAATGTAGGTTCAGCAATTAAGCAATATCGTTTTAAAATCGTTGACTCAACAGCTCCAGACGGAAACGTTGCAGAAGGCGACATCATTCCATTAACAAAAGTTGAACGCGAACAAGTTAAAATCACTGAATTAAAATTCAAAAAATATCGAAAATCTACAAGTGCAGAAGCTATCCAATCACACGGTTATGATTTAGCAATCAATCGTACTGACAATGAATTATTACGTTATGTACAAAAGAACTTCCGTAAAGATTTCTTTAATTCTTTAAAAAGTGCTTTGGATAGTGCTGATCGTACAAATAAAGCAGCTTTAACTGGCAAGAATTTACAAGGAGCTTTAGCTAAAGGCCGTGCCAACTTATCTACTTTATTAGACGACGAGATCACTCCTATAGCTTTAGTAAACCCTAACGATGTAGCAGAACATATCGCTAACGGCTTTATTAACTCAAACGGCGCTCAATTCGGATTAAACCTATTAACTCCATACGTTGGTGTTAGAGTTATCGAATTTGCAGACGTACCTGCTGGCGAAGTTTGGATGACAACAGCTGAAAACTTAAACGTAGCGTTTGCTAATCCACGCGGCGAATTATCACGCGCATTTGCATTTGCAACTGATGAAACTGGCTTTGTAGGTGTGTTACACGATATTCAACCAGAACGCTTAACAGCTGACACTGTATTTGCTTCTGCAATCTCAATGTTCCCTGAAAACATCGACGCAGTAGTTAAAGTGACAATCAAAGCAGAAACTGCACCAGTAGTATAAAAAGAGGTGGTAAAATGGTTTGTTAGTAGCTAGTAACTTTAAAGACAAGACGGATAACGAGCGCCTTTATTTAAAAGGCGACGTTTATTCTTGTGATGATGACCAACGTATCAAAGATTTAAAAGGAAATGGTTATTTAGTTGTTGTTAATGAACAAATGACTAAAAAAGATATAGTGGATACTTTATCAAGTATCAATATTGTTGTCGAAGATGACAAGACGAAAGCTGATATCTTATCAGACTTAGAGTAGGTGTTGTTAATGGCAACTAAAGAAAATGTGAAAGTGTTACTTGGTTTAAAAGACGACAAACAAGACAACGTCTTAGATATCATCATTAAGAACACTGAAAGTCGTTTATTATCCAAATTGCCTATAAATCTCGAACGTGTACCGGATAACTTGTCTTTCATTGTCGAAGAAGTGGCTGTCAAATGTTATAACAGAATAGGCGCTGAAGGTATGACGACAGAAAGTGTGGAAGGCCGTACAAACACTTTTCAAGCGAATGATTTCGATGAGTATCAAACAATTATTGACGAACTTTACCCGAAAGAAAACGGGTCGAAAGGAAGTATCAAATTTTATTGAGATACAACGACAGAATAACATTCATGCTTGAAAGTAAAGATTTATAGGAAAAGGGGCTTACAACCCTAAGACGAGCAAATACGAGCCTAAAACAACCACTTACGACGAAGAAGTATGTAATATCAATCCGCTTTCTATGGAGCGCTTAGCTGTTGAATTTGGCGACATTACTAAAGACATTATGGTTGCGCGTCTTCAAGGCGACTATGATAATACTGTAAGCCACGCATTAGTTAACAACATCAAATATAAAGTAGTTACACAAAAACACTACATTCACGATACTGTGTTTTATTTGGAGAGTGTTAACTAATGAATTTAGATGCGCTTATAGAACACTTTGAGTTTATGGAAGACAATATTGAGGACGATGTAAACGAAGTTGTTAGAAACGTCGCTATAGACAGTGTGAGTATTGCCAAAAACAATGCTAAACGTGTGATGAATAAAGGATACTGGACCGGAAACTTATGGCGTGAAATAGAGTCAGCAAAAAGCGGTAAATTATCATATAAAATCACATCAAACGCTGGCTATTCCGGGTTCTTAGAATTTGGAACGCGTTATATGGAGGCTGAACCTTTTATGTGGCCAACATATTTAGAGGTACAAAAGAATTTGGTTGAAGACTTAAAAGAATTACTGGAAGGATAGAGGTGTTGCAATGCAATCACCACAATTACAGCTTTACAACAAAACATTTGACTTAGCTAAAGGATATGATATCCCTGTCATTTCTCAAAAAGAGATGACAGAAGATATTTCATATCCTTTTGTTGTTCTAAGCAGAAGTGACGGTCGTATGAATATAGGATCATTTGACACTATAGACGGACAAACAAGCGTCACTATAGATATTTGGTCACTAGAAAGTGATTTAGGCTTACATGATAGCATTGTGTACGGTTTACAAGTTGATTTAAGTCAACTAGAGACATTACCTAATTATCAAGTAAGGTTAAACGATATAACTGTTAATCAAATATCTGAAGATACAACAAATCAATCTTTAGCACACAGTCAAATAGTTGCAGAATTTGATACTTATTAAAAAACGGAGGTTTATTTATGCCACAAAAATCAGGTAAAGATGAATTAGTTTTATTGCGAATTTTAGGAGAAAAAGTAGACGCTGAAAAAGTAATGCTAGTTACAGAACACTCACGCTCTACTGAAAAAGATAAAGACAGTGTTGAAACTATGGACGGTTCTATTAGCGCTGGTGGTTCTTTAGAATCAACAGTTAAATTCACAGCACATATGGACGTACAAGACAAACTTTCAGACGAAATTGAGGACGCTGTTGAAGATGACATCGCTTATGAACTTTGGTTCATCAATCGACAAGTTAAAAACACAGAAGGTAAATATAAAGCAGAATACAGACAAGGTTATTTCACATCATTCGAACGTAAGAATGAGGCTGACGGCATCGCTGAATATGAAGCTGAATATGCTGTTTTCGGTAAGAAAAAACGCGGTTATGCAACGTTACCTAAATTAATTGAAGATAACAAACTTGCATACGGCTTCCATGATACAGTGAAAACAGATCCGGCGAATGACGGGTTAGCATCAATCCCTCAACCTACAGAAAGCGGAACGGGCGGAACTGGAACACCTGTACTTTAATTTTAAATGGGCAAGCCTTGAGCTTGCTCCTTTTTTTATACCAAAAATCAAAACAATGAAAGAGGTACATAAATATGTATATCAACTTTAAAGGCAAAGAGTTAGAATTATCATTCGGTTTAAAATTTTTAAGAATCATCGACAAAGTAATGGCTATGGAGTCTGAAAACATTTCTTTTGGCCAAGGTACACAAATGTTAGTACCTAGACTAGAAATGGCTGATGCAGTTTCTTTATCATACATTATCGAAGCTGCTACAGCACATCACAGCAAAGCGCCTAAAACCGAAAGTGAACTAGAAACTGTAATAGAAGATATCGCAGAAGAGCACGGCATTGAAGAGTTTTGTCAAGACATTATCAAGGAATTGGGAAAGCGTGTCATGACCCAAAACCTAGTACCGGACGAGTACAAAGAAGCGAAAAAAGCGAAGAAATAATACAAAATAGATCATTAACTTATGACAAGCTAGTTGTATCGTGTATGTCTCAATTAAAAATATACGATATGCAAGAGATAGAAAAACTGACATTAACCGAATACTACTATCGAATGTGGGCGCGAGAATACGAAAGGTTAGACCAAATACAACAGATGTTTGATTTAGCCTTTTCAATTCGAAACGCTCAACTAACTGAAAACATTGGAACAGAGAATAAGCCAGAAGAACGTTATATGTTCAATGACTCGTCTGATTTATTGAATTACGAAGAGAATATCAAACGTTTAGATAAAGGCTTATCTATCAAATTTGAAGAAAAAGGCAAAGACGTAGAGCAAGCCATGAGTTTGAAAGATAAATTAAAACTCGTTGCTCAAGTTAACAAAGACGCAAAAGGGAAGGAGTGAGGATAATTGGCTAATTACAAGGTATCTACAGAAGTTACAGCTGATGTCAGCAGGTTTAAAAAGCAAATACAAGCAGCTAAAAGAGTTTCTGAAAAATTTAAAGCAGTTGTAGAGAAACTAAAAGACAACGATGTTGACGCTGACACGTCAAATTTTGACAAAAAGATTGATAAATCAAAAGCTAAAGCACAAGAGTTAGATAAAATGAAAATAGACCCTGACGTCACAGCTGACATAAGTGAGTTTTCAAGAAAAACTGATGAAGTTAAATCTATCATCAACAGATTGGATAAAACTAACGCAGATACTGAAATCACAGCAGATATTGACAAAGCTGTTAGAAACATAAAAAGTCTACAAGGACTTGTAAACGGCATTAAAAACGGCGAAATTGATATAGATGCAAACACAAAGCGTGCTGAAACAAGAATTAAGAACATTGAAGCTAGTTTGAAAGCTTTAAGCTCATCTAAAGCAACAGCGGAAATTAGAATTAATTCGGAAGAGGCCAGAAGAAAAATTGCGGAAACTAAAAAAGCGTTGCTTGAATTTGCTA